GCTCGGCGTCGCGGACAGACCAGATGCCAGACGCCGCCGAAGTCGACGGGACACGGTTGAACCCGATGTATCCGCCTGGCTGGGGCATCACGAAATCTCGATGTAGGAGCAGACGAACTCCAGATCGTTCGACGCCGACGGCATGACCGTGATGGATCGGTCCTCCTCCAGCCAGACCGGGGCGTCCTTGGCGATCACGACGAGCGTCGCGTCCGCCGGCACGTCGACCGTCGAACAGATGGCACGCCCGGTCCCGCCGCCGTCGTCCTCGCTGTGGATCTTCACCGTCACCGCACAGGCACTTGTCCCGTCGACGTTGGCACAGTAGAGCGACGTGATCTGAAACGCTTTGCCGCTGCTGGCCGCATTGGAGACAAGGACCGTCCCGGTGGCTCCAGTGACGCTGGAGAGGTAGGCGGTCTTCGCCGTGATGGTGGTCGGTCCGACGATGTTTGGGGCTGCCATGGAACTACCCTAGTGCGAGGATCAATCCAATCGGTGAGACGGCGACCGGGCCGGTGGGGCCGGTCGGTCCGCCGCTAGGCCCCGTGGGGCCTGTCACGGTCGACGCAGGGCCAGTCGGCCCCGATGGGCCCGTGATGCCAGTAGGTCCGGTGACGGTCGATTGAGGCCCAGTGCTGCCGGTAGGGCCCGTCGGGCCGGTGGCCCCTTGTGCTGCCGTTATGAGAATCCCGCCGACGTAGATTTGGCTTTCCGTTGGGCCAGACGTTACCGCTGGGGCTGGCCCAGTTGGGCCCGTGCTGCCAGTTGCGCCAGTTGGCCCCATTGGGCCGGTGATCCCTGTCGGGCCTGTCGGGCCAGTGACGCCAGTTGGTCCAGTAGGCCCGGTGACGATAGACGCTGCGCCTGTCGCGCCTGTTGATCCGGTCGGCCCCGTTGGACCTGCGACACCCGTTGGCCCAGTCACGGTAGACGCCGCTCCAGTTGGCCCGGTTGGCCCCGTGCTTCCTGTCGCGCCAGTCGGGCCTGTGATGCCGGTCGGGCCCGTCGGCCCCGTTACACCAGTGCTGCCCGTGGGTCCAGTCGGCCCAGTCGAGCCCGTAGGTCCGGTCACGACGGACGCCGCCCCGGTTGGCCCCGTCACCTGCGGCCCCGTTGGCCCGGTGATCTCCAGTGTGATGCCGGTCGGCCAGCCGCTGACGCTGTCCTTCGGCCCGTAGAGCCGACGCCCCTCGCGGTCGATGAACAGGTCGCCCGGGTTGCCCACGCCGCCCGTCGGCGCAGTCGTGCCCGAGAGTACGGGCGAGGCACCGGACGGCAGCGAAAAAAACGGCATGACCTACTCCTAGGCGATCAGCAGATCGCCGCCCTCGGTGGCGATGTACGTCACGCCGCTGTCGGCCTGCGTGGTGTGGACCCGAACCACCAGCCGGAACCCGTCCGCGTAATGCCAGAGCGGCACCCCGCGAGGGGTCCGCACTTCGTAGGTCACCGCCACGCCGTTGATGGTCTCGACGATCCGGTCGCCGTGGAGCGGCTCGCCAAATGGCAGATCCGCATCGGCGACGAGGAAGTCCCGCGACTCCCACCGCTCGAGCACGCCGCTGGAGTTGGACGACTCAAACGCCGAGTTGCCCAGGGTCGCCTGAATCTCGACGGCCGAGTTGCCCCGAACGTAGACGACGGTGCGGCTGGCAGCAGCCTTCAGCTGCCCAGCCAACCACGCGGCGCCATTGGCGAGCAGATCCGGCACGGATCACCTCACGACTCCACGCAACGCCCCGGCGGCGCGCAGGGTGTGATGGCGCACCGGCCGGGGGTTGCGGGGAGGACGGGACTACTTGTTGATCAGCACATGGACGCTCGTGTCGCCCACGAGCCGGGCCTTGGCGAGCTTGCCGGCGGCGGCGCCGGTCGAGGCATGCGCCACGCCCGAGGTCGCGTACCAGTTGATCGCGGAGCCCTGGGCGCCGGTGGCACCCGTGGCGACCGGCATCTCGAACACGCCCTCAACCGCCAGCGAGCCGAGCGCGTTGGCAGCGATGGGGCGGGGGGCGACGCCGATGAGCGAGCCGATCACGACGACATCGCCGGCCGCCACGGCCGAGCCGGGCGTGTAGTCGAGGAGGTCGCCATCCTGAACGAAAGAAGCCATGAGAAACACCTCGTCAGAGTGAAAGGGTTGTGGTGGGCCCAGGCGGGCGGGCACGATTGCCCGCCCGCCTGGTCAGAATCACGTCGCGGAATCGCACTTCATGCCGGCGAGGTACTCGGCCTTGGCGACGCCAAAGTCGAAGTAGCCCCGCATCTGCACGCCGAGCGTGTTGAAGTCGGCTTCCGCCGTCTCCACGATCGGGCTCTGCACGCCGTTGAGGAACGCCACCTCCATCGCCGGCAGATCGGCCGGCGACGCCAGGAGGTAGTAGTCCGTCGTGTTGGTCAGGTAGCTGGACGCCACCACCTGATACCGCCCGGCGAGCACGTTGCGATCCGGGCCAGCGGACGAACCGCCGACCAGGAGCGACGAGCCCATGATCTCGGCCGCGGTGAGCTCGAGGTCCACCGGCACAAGCAGGATTCGCGGCTCGACCGCGACCGGGTTGTTGTCGGGATCCTTGAGCTTGCGGAACTTCGTGGCGAGGGCCTTGAGGTTCGCCAGCGACAGGGCCAGGGAGCCCGCCGACAGGTTGCCCCGAGCCGTCGTGAAGAACGAAGCGTCGTCCACGAAGTCGGCCCAGAACACGTCGTTGAGCTTCAGGGCACCGCCCCGACCGATCCGCTGCGGGACCGCGGTGAGGGCACCGAGGTCGTCGTTGATCAGGTCCGTCCGGGTGACCGAGGTCATGATCCCGTAGGTGTCGGCACTGATCGTCCGGCTTTCCTCGGAGGCCGCCGCGTTCTTGAGCTCGCCACCGTTGGCGACCTTCTCGAACTTGAAGCCGCCGTTGAGCCGGTAGCTCGTCAGCGTCTTGAAGTCGTTGACGCTGCGGACCGACGAGATCGACCGCCAGGTCGACTCGACGCTGTTGAACCCGGCGAGCAGGAACTTGTTCGCCGTGTTCGACAGGATGCCGGCGATCGAATGGGTCGCCCACGCGGCGGCCAGGATCGGACGGATGGTCGCGGAGTTGAGCCGCCGCGGGCCTTCGTAGCCATTCGCCACGGCCGCCTGGACGATCACCTCACCGAGCGAGAGCTCACGACGGGCCTTGTGGGCCGCCTCGAGCACCTCGGGCTTGTAGGCCTTCTCCGCACCGGCCAGGCCGCCCTGGAGTGCGAACGAAGCCTCGATCACCTCGGCCGTCGGGGCCGAGTCCTTCACGACGTGAACCGCCGGGGCGGTGGGCCGCTCGTCGCGGGCCGCGGTCAGCTTTTCCATGTTCTCGACCTTCTTGGTGAGAGCGTCGATCGAGGCCTTCAGCGATTCGCTGTGGTCCACGACCTTCTCGGGCTCCGCGGCGACCTCCGCCGTGGCTGCCACGACCGGGGTCTCGACGACCTCGTCCGTGGGCTTCTGGGTGGCGGCATCCGCCATGAGAGACTCCTCTGCGACTTCTTCAGCCGCGATAGAGACGGCGGTACTGCGATCCGCCCCGAGGGTTACAAAACTGGTCTCCCGCAGCGTGGAGGCCCGTACAACGCGGACAGGCCCGACGAGGGTCTGCCCGTTAGCGGTGGTGGACTGGTCGTCCGCAAACTTCAGGTGGCGGCCCACGTCGGCTCCGACGCTGGCCTGCCACTGGTAGCCCTTCTCAGCCAAGGCGAGCACCTGGCGGGCGTTCTCGTTGTCGGCGAGGATTTCGCCCTCGACGACGAGCTCGTTGCCCTGCACGGTGGGCGTGCCCTGCCCGAGGATCGACCCAAGGGCGTAGTCGTGGCCCAGCACGATCGGGATCGTGGATGGCAGCGTCATGCCGGCCAGGTCGATGACGACCGGCTCTCGGCTCCATCCCTGCCGGATGGGCGACCCGGTGTAGGCGACGATGCGAAACTTCTTCGGTCCCGACGCAGACTCGCCGTCGGCAGCCTGGAGAAACGTCACGTCGCTGGCGAGCTTGATGCTGCTCATCACAGGAACTCCATGAGGTCGGCGTCGTCGTCGCACTCGTAGTCGATGTCTCTCACGCGTCGGCCTCCTGCGGGCCGAGCGGTTGCGGCTGCTGCGGCACCGCATCGGGCAGCACGAGGTCGAGCTCACGCATCAGGGCCCGCTCGGCGGCGATCTGCCGGAGCTCCACGTCCCACTGGAGGCCCTGCTTCGCGTACTCGCGGGCGAGCGACGTGGTGAGCGTGCGGATACGGGTCTCGGAGGCGTTGGCCTCCTTCGCGGGGTCGACGTGGTCCTTGCCGTCCCACTGCCACGCCCAGTTCCACTCCGAGAACGGCGGAACGTCCTCGGGCAGAATGCCGGCGAGGCTGGCCTCGTTGACCCAGGCCGCGAGCACCCGGTCGAGCATGACCCGCTCGATCTGGTCCCGGTCAACGCGTTCGTGCATGCCGGCGACTTGCCAGTCCATGCGAGACGAGGCGTAGTTGTAGCCCGAGGAATCCAGGGCCGCGACGTTGTAGGGCAGCTGGAGACACCGGGCGATTTCGTTCAAGATCGACCGCACGAACGCCGGATACTGCGTCGTCGGCTGCTCGGCCTTCAGCTGCGAGATGTCCCAGCCTTCGGGCAGCGTGGTGAGCGTCCGCTTCTGGATCTCCAGGGCGGCGAACGCGTCGACCTCGTCGACCTCGGCGGCCGGTGAGTTGGAGTGGATGAACGCCGCCAGGTCGGCCGCGGTCTCCGCTGCGGCGATGACCGCCTCGGTGTAGCGGCGCAGGTTGGCGAACAGCTTCAGGGCCGGGGCCACCTCGGGCATGCCACGGTGCTGGCCCGGCCTGGTCCGCCGGAACCAGTGGATCATCTGGTTGGCCGGCACCCGCTGAAACTCCAGTGTATTGACGCGGAAGTTGGAGCCGGGGTGGTAATTGAGCACCTGGTAGGCGACGACGTTGCCGATGCGGTCGAACTCAATGCCGTCGACCGTATTGCCCTCGGGCGTCACCGACTGAGCCATGAGCTCCGTCGGCGTCGCCACCATCTCGGCTTCGACGAGCCGGAGGTCGAGCTTCACCCCGCCGGGAATGCGGGGGTTGGTGACCATGAGGGCGAACGCCTCGCCATCGGTGACGAGGGCTTCCCGCATCGTCCGCAGCTTGGCGGGGAGGTCGACGAGCCAGCCCCAGTCGAAGAACAGCCGCTCGATGCGGCGGTCGGTCTCGGTGTCGCCGGTTTGCAGCTGGAGCCGGGGTCCGGTGCCGACGAGCGAATAGCCCAGCGTCGCCGAGATGCCGGCAAGCCACGAGTTATTCACTCGCTCGTAGCGGGCACGATTCCGCATCGTCCGCCGCTTTTCCGGCGACAGGGCGGCATCAGCACTGAACGCGTCGGCGTTGGCCCAGTGGCGGTAGTCGTCGCCACGCTCCGCGGCGTCGAACTTGGCACGGACCACAGGCGCAGCCGCCGGGCGGGGCTTCTGTTGGCCTCGAAGGAGGTTGCCGAAGAGGCCCATCAAATCGTGCCCGGCGGGATGATTCGGGAGAAGCGAAGCCCACGGTGGGAATTTCCCACCGCACCCTTTGACGCGAGGTACTTGTCGGCCTCGATCTGCTGATCCAGATCGTGGGCCTCGACCTCACCTGCGTCGGTGCGAACGCGCTTCGGCTGCTGGGCCGCCGCCTTCAACGCGTCCGAGACTTCGTCGCTCATAACGGCGACGGTACGGGTTCAGACGCCCTATTCCGCAGGGGGTATGGCAACGCATACCCAGTCAGAGCCGCGTCGCTCGTAGCGAATCGGTTGCATGCGGAGCCGTTCGGCGATCCGCTCCGTCTGCTCGCTGAACACCGCCATCAGCTGGGCCGGGTCAATGACGCCAGCCCCCACGAGAGCCGCAGCCAATGCCGTGCCGATGCCACGCCCGCGATGCCGCTCGTCGGTGAACTGCTCGAGCGTCTGCATCTCACGCCAATCGTGCGAGCACGCCCAGCCGACCAGAGCACCATCGTCGTGCCACAACGCCACCGGCGTGCAGCTGCTGGCCTTGCCCTCCAGCACGCCCCGGACCTCGCGCTGCCACTCGCTGCCCTGGTTCGCCAGGCGGTAGCAGATCGCCAGGCAGTCGCCGGGCTCCAGGCCGTCGAGGGCCGCGATCGTGATGTGGTTCATGCCCCGAGCCTCCGCACCTGGATCGTCTTTCGCCCGCCGGGCCCGGTGGGGATCTCGACCTTGCGACGCCGCCGGCCCCCGGCCTCCGTCGCCGTCGGCTGGAGCCCCGTGATGCTCGCGGCGACCGCCGCCCCGACGAGGCAGTCCCACCAGTGGTTATCCCGGCCAAGTGTCTTCCACTCGTCAACGACACGGCCCCGGGCCTCGGTCCGCACCGGGTACTCCGCGGTCAGGTGCTCCATCAGCATGTCGTGGTCGCCCTGGTGCAGCGTCATCG